GGTTTTGGCCCGGTTTTCTTTCGCTTAGCGGCCTCTTTTTCTGCTTTTGTCATTTTTGCCGCTACTTTTTTGGGTCGGCACGCAGGATATGGGCGGTCTGAATCTTTAGCTTTCTTACGACCACATTTTTTTCCGGTCTTAATATCAACCCACTCTTCTTTAAACCACTTTGTTAAGCCGCCTTTAGACTTAGACATAAGTACCGCCACGTTTTTTATACTCACGCACCAGCCATGCATTAGCGTAGGCGCTGGGGTATACGTCAAACTTTTTTTTAGCCTCAACTTTTACGCGAGCATATAACGCTTTGTTTTTAGGCGTTGGACTGCTCTTTTTTTTAGGCTTAGTTTTTTTAGCTGGCACTACTTTTTAACCTTTTTTTTCTTTTTCTTTGGCTTTGTCGAATACGCACCGCTTCCATAACCCATGACAACCTCCTACTTACCCTTGTGAACTTTCTGAACTTTAAATTCAGCAGACGCTGAAGCGCCCTTGTGGGGCTTAAAACCATCCGCAGGATTTTTCATTAAGTTATACGTCTTGCCAGACTTCATCCAATGATAACCTTTTGGCGCTTTAACTTTCATTTTTAATAGCCTTATGCATTGCTTTTTGCCTGTTGCAAGCGTGACATTCGCCGCAAATTAAAAAACCTGCCGGTGTTTCTTTAGGCTTTCTACACGACCAATATAATTTACGCAACTCTTCGGGCATTGCAAAGTAAACACCAAGACTCCGCTCAAGAGGCGTTTTGCTCATATAATCAAACGGAGCCGCCCATACAGGCTTATTTGGTTTATTGATAAATAAAGCAGAAAGAATGCTATATGCTTCTGCGCTTTCCTCCTTGCTCATATTGTAATCACCCGTAAACACAGCGGCAACAGGCTCTGCCATTGTAGAAATTACTCGTCCAGCTTGAAATAAAGCTAAAGACATATCTCTTCCGCCGGGATATTTGGCTTTGTATGAATAAATACAAGATGAAAATTCAAACGGCCTTTGATGTTTCCTAAGCCAAGTAATGCTTGATTGAATAGCATTCGCCTCAGCCTTATAGCGGCCCTCTGAATTATCCAAGTGGACTGAATGAATATGTACCTCATGCTCGGTGTGCTCAAGCAAGCTCCAAGCAAGAGATACGCTATCCATTCCCCCAGAATACATAACGATTACTTTTTCTTTTTTTCGTCTTAATAAGCGGTGATACGTTAATGCTGTATCAATGGCTTCCTTTGATTTGAGTTTGTACTTCTGCTCAAGATCAGACACTGCAACTCCTTTGTTTGATAATTACCACTTTTTACATGACCAGTATCTAGCCGTTAACTTGCTTGGCGGGTCAGTATCGCATTTATGCCTAGCTCTAAATGACTTCCGCCTAGCAGGTTGATCTTTCTTAATTGTCATTTTGGCATCGCCAAACCTAATCGTTTTGGTTTTGTCTCCCTGCTTCGCTACTACCACAAACTTTTTCGTCGGGTGCTTCGGGGTTCGTTTCGGCTTGTTGTAACCGCTTACGCCCGCGCGTGCCAGCTTTGGGTCTTTTTTCGTACCCATCAAGCCTCTCCTCCAATTTGTCTAATTGCGTTTTCAAGTCCTTGAGGCGTTGGCCCTGCTCCTTGAATGCGTCGTTGACTTGGCTGAACAGGCTGTTGAGTTCCGTTTGTGTCATTAACATTTTGCGATTTAGCCTCCACTTGGCGCTCTTTAATTAACCTATCTGCTACTTTTAACCGCCGCTCAAACTCTTTGTCTTCTTGGTCGCCTTCTTTCAAGTTTCTAGTAACAGCATTTACCAAGTCAATTTGCAGTTCTTGCGGGGCCATTTGCGACTCAACTGCAAGCTTGCCTGCTCTGGCCTGCGATTCTGCGGCCTGACCATTCAAGGCGGCAGTCTGACTTTGTTGCAATTCTATTTGCGCCTGCTGAGCCATCATTGCCATTTGTTGAGCCTGCGGATTAGGCTGTGATGCTTGTTGCATTGCCGCAATTAATTCTTCACGGTTGCTAAGATTCATATTATCAATAATGCTTTGAATCAACACAGGGTATAGAGGGCTGTCCTGCTTCATTGTCTGAAGCAATTGAACTAGCTGAGTTACCTCGTATTCTCTCGCAATAATTCCCAGCGTACTGGTAGCGGTAAACTTGTAATCTGCTACCGGATAGTTTTCAGGATCAAACTGCATATACCGATGTGCGGCTTTTGTTACGAAAGGCAAAAGGAAAGACTGCTGAAAATTAATAAGAGTACGCTTATGGCGCTTGATAATAGCGCCGAGAGACATACTGATGCCAGCGGCTGTTGCTTCACCATTAACCTGACCTGCGATTCCAGCAGAATCCACCGCCCCTGTAGCCTGTTGTACCATTTGCTGTAGCGCGGCGGCTTGACCAAATGTAATCTGGTTGACTTGCCCGAAGTTGAACGGCTGTAATACCTCACGCGGATCTCCATTGGTAAGAATCATCTTTCCCGGACGCACTTCAGGCTTAGCCCCTCTAGGGAGCCGTGTAGCATCTACAGCGAGCATTGGATGAATAGTTAGACTCAGGGCATCAATACGCGCCCGAAGCTCTGTATCGAGTGCCTTTTGGCTGTTATAGCCTTTTTCACATACACCACGACCCCAGAATCTGCCGGGAACCACATCCCAAGGAAACGCTACTACAGGCCGATCATTCATCATGTAGGGGTTTTTGTTTGCCTTTAGCAGTGTTCCGCTATTTGCAATAACAACAATTGCCTCAACATACTTTGAGTCTTCTTCAACCTCAACGTCTTCTGCCTCAAGCAACTCTTTTGGCACAAGCCCGTAATACTTAGTTAAACGAACCTTGTCGTCGTTGTATATTGTTAGGTCTTGATCTGGCTCTAGGTCTGTATCCGCAGAAGCAGATTCAATAAATCCTTCCTTATACGTTCCTTGCTCTTGAAGAATCTCAATGCTGTGCTTAGATACAAACTCATCAACAGCTACGCCATAAGCGTCTTCAATTGAAGTGGCAATAGGATCAATTAGGAAGTTTTGTGGCAATATGGGCTTTAGCTTTACAACCGCTCTGTCAGTAACATTAACCCCAACCGCTTGAAGATCACCGCCCATGATCGGCTCAGTTGCTGGGGCCATCTCTTTAATTTCTTCAATAACAACTTCGCCAATACCAGTTCCAAATACCGCCGAATTAATCAAGCACTCAGCAACGGCCTTCCGAACTTTGCAAGACTCAAAATCTTCGGCAAGTTTTTTTCTAAGATATAACGCATCTTGCCGCTGACTATCCATTACGTCATCTGCAATATCAAACCACTTCCCTCGACCAAATGTTGCCTCTTCTAGCTCGGCTACATTAGATTCAACCGCTTGCTGAAGCGCTGGAGCAATAATCCTAGAGCGCTCTGACCCACGCTGAGAATCTGAAGGATCCCACTGCCCACGCCAAAGCCTGTAATACTCCTCAAACCTGTCCTCGTAGTTCGATTCATAGTGGTCACGCCAGCCTTCACACTTAGTCATAACCCATTCTGCAAGAGATTCTTGAATCAACAATGGGTCTGGGCTGTAGATTTCTTCTGCCATTTTAATATCCCGCGACAATATCTAAAATTTCGTAATCGTCGATTTCATATTCATAGTCATATGCGACTTGCGCTAGTTGATCTATATACGCTAAAGCGTCCACCAAGTCATCATGCGTTAAAACATCTGGAAATTGAAATAACTGATCTAGGAATCGACTATTCCATTCCCCTTTATTTAATTGAATATACCCATTTTCAAACCGACCCTGTAATGCCCACATTACGCGGTCTGTTTTCTTTTTGTTCCCATGCGTCAATTCTTCAACTCTAAAAAACTGACCATACCTTTTCATTAAATCTGTTAGTGGAGACATTACTGCCTGTTTAGCAATTCCTTTTTCAATCCCAACGCTTACAGGTCTGTAGTCTCTGACAGCTTGAAATATTTTCATAGCCGTTTCATTTAGCTCCCAGCGACCATAAATAATGTTTTCAACGTGCCAGCCGTCTGGACTAACTTTTGCAACTGCTATAGCTGTTTCATCCAGCTTGGTGTTCTTGGTGCGTTTTTTGTTAACGTCCTCAAAGCCCGCCAAATCCACCGCAATATAATAATCACCCTCGTCAGGTGTTTCTCCAAACTTAACCCAATCTTCTTTAAACATTTCCGAGCCTCTAGCCTCAAATGAAGCCATAAACTCTTGCCTGAATGCATAACTAGACATTGATTTCTTAGCAATGTCAATTTCACCTGCATCAAGCACAGGATTGTTATAGCTCGTAAAGTGCCAAGACTTATAAGTGTCGTCATCCCCTAGCTCTGCATACTTATACAACTCGTAAAAATGATTACGGCCCATCGGGGTGCCAATGAATAACGCCTCTCCCTTCTGATCGGCTAGGGCAGGTCTAAGAATCTGCTCCCATACGTCAGGCTTCATGTCGGCATACTCATCCATTACAAGAAACTTTAATGAAACACCGCGCATTGTCTCTGGCCTATCAGCCCCCTTTAGGCTAATAGTAGCGCCATTCACTAATTTAATTTGAAGATTGTTAATGTGTGAACCAACAATGACAGGATGGCCCAGTTCCATTAGTGTTTGCCACATAATGTCGCGGGCCTGCCCCTGAGTTGGAGCCACATAAAACACATGGCCCCTATCAACCTGAAGGCCATTAATAATCAGCATCCATGCCGCTAGGCGTGACTTCCCTGTTCGCCGCCCAGCCGCAACTACTTTAAAACGAGTTGGATCAGAGTATACATCCTGTTGCCAATCCAATAGCTCTACATTTAAATCAGCCAATCGCTAGTCTTCCCACTTCTTGTCTTCTTCGTTATAAACGCCGTCGTTGTTAGTATCACACACACGCCGCCACATAATCATGTCAAAGGTTAAACCTTCGTGCCACGGCACATATGCTTCACACCACTCATGTGAGCCTTGCTCTACCTCGTCAGTTCCATCTTCATCTGGCACATAGTCTCTTGCAGACCAAGGAGACTGAGCACGAAAAATTACATCGTTGTTGTTCATTGTCTGCTTGCCAAACAAAGGGACATTGCTGATGTAAATTTCTTGCCCCTCCTCCATTGTGTATGTAGAGCCGTCGTCAAAGTTAATAACTGTTTGACCAAAAACGGACATAGACATAAACATTGCAAAACTTACCAACCATTTCATAAATACACTCCCTTAGCGTACATTAATAAACCCAAATAACAGGCTG